CAGCTTTTCAAAGAGTACAACGACGATTTCGGTTTTTGGAACGTCCATGTTGATGCTCTCACAGGCGCGGACACCGACGTCGCCATCCTCAAGGGCTTCGCGAAGAAGATGCGCTCAACTTCTGCGAAAATGCGTTTCATGAGCAACCAATTTAACGGCGCAGGCATCAACACATACACGCCCAACGAAGATTTGGTCATTTTTATAAGCGCAGATTTTGAAGCGGCGTTTGATGTTGAAGTTCTCGCTTCCGCCTTCAACATGGAAAAAACCGACTACCTCGGACGGCGCGTCGTCGTCGATTCTTTCCCGATTGACGGCTGCTATGCAATCATCGCCGACAAAAACTTTTTCGTTTGCGCTGACACTAAAATCGAGTTCACCTCGATTTACAATCCCAAGTCGCTCGGTTGGAACTACTTCCTGCATCATTGGGAGATTCTTTCGTGCTCGACGTTCGTCAACGCGTGCATGTTCTCGACCGCGGTAGATTCTGCAGCGGCCAAGCCCGCCATCGCAGTCAGCGGCGTTGCGTTGAGTTACGCCACTGCAGGCACCACGTTCGCACCCATCGGTGCATACACCAAGCTTGCAGCGGTCGTTTCTGGCACCGTCACGCCTGAAACGCCTGGCATCGAGGTTCCACAAGGCGTCACTTACGCCATCGACGCGACCAGCGGCGAGGAACTCATGCCCGAAACCGCGGTCAACGACGAGGGGTATTTGTTCGTTTCGCCGAACGAGGCCAACACGTTCGTCACCGTGCTGGCAACTTCCGTCACCAACCCGACGAAGAGCGCATCGCTCAAAATCGGCATCGGCGCGGTTGCACCTGCCTAGTTCTTTCCTTCCTGTTTCACGTGAAACATTCTCGGGTGTTTCACGTGAAACAATTTCCTAAATGAATCGGGGTGAAATATGAGTTTCCCTGAAATTCCCGACAACATCTATAAATATTCAACGCTTTTCAACTACGATGTTTGGACGCCGAATTCAAGCGTTAAACTCTGCAACGTCCCGTGGGACGCGAGTTACCGCGACGTGGTACGGTTCGATTCTGCACAGGCGCAAGCCGATTACTTCGTGAACATCTCAAGCCAAACAACCACGCTGTCCCGTATGAGCATCCTTAAGTTCGGCGAACCTGTTCTAATCGACGTGCCGTATAACACAGCGCTCGCATACAACTATTGCGTTGTGGTCAATCCGCTAGCCCCCGTGCCTAAAGAGCAGAGCGGCGCGCGGACAACATATTATTATTTCATAACCGACATGGAGTATGTCGCGCCGAACACCACACGCTGTCATGTCATGCTCGACGTTTTCCAAACATTCGCGCAAAACCTGCAGTTCGGCCGCTGCTATGTCGAGCGAGGACACGTGGCTATTTCCGCTTCGTTGACGGGCAGCGCGTATGACCAGCGTAGATATTTGACGGTTTCGGAGGGCGTCGAACACGGCGCAGAGTACCAGTTGTGCGGGCGCGATTTCGTGACGCTCCAAGATTCGGAACCTGGCGTCGGCGTTTATTCCACCGCTTCGCTGCAGAACGCTTTCGGCGACGTGTCGAAACAGAATCTGAACACCAGTTCGGGCGGCTCATGCGCAGGAATGCCAAGCGGTGCAGAAGCGTACATCATGTCATACTCGGAATTCCAAAAGCTGATGAACGCGCTTCAAGGCGCGCCCTGGGTTGCGCAATGTATCACGGCCATCTACATGATTCCTGGCCGTTTCGCGAAATGGTACATCGACAACGCTTCCGTTTCGCTTGCAGGCGGCGCTGCACATGCCGCCGCTTTATGCAACGGCGACACCGCGGACATGGGATTGATTTTCGAGGAAAGTTTCCTCGATTCTGCAACTGACGACAAGTGGAACATTACTAAAACATACAAAAACGGCCGATACAAAAATCTACTGAAACTCAACGTATACCCTTACTCAATCATCGAAGTCACGGCGAACAGCGGAAACGCGCTCATTGTGAAGCCCGAACTGCTACCGCAGATTAACAGCGATTACAAGCACCATCTTATATTCGAGTTAGTCGGGACTATCTCACAGCCTAATCCCAAGGCTTATGCGTACCTGAAATATTATAACGCTGTGGCCGACCAGCCCGACACGAAGCTAGATTTCTACCGCGGCGCGAAAAAAGTCGATTACACATTCGCTGCAGGTGAATTCCTCGATTTCGCGCTGTCGCTCTACGATTTCCCGCAATGCTCAATCGTCACCAATCAATACTTGAATTATATGGCGTCCAACGCCAACGAGATTCGCTATAGTTTTCAGTCAGCAGACTGGTCACAGCAGAAGGCTTTGCAAAGCGCGAGCAACAGCTACGACAACTCGATGATTTCGGCACGAACAGGCTTGCAGAACACAGGTCTTTCGACGCAGAACGCGGCGAACGTCACCGCGATGAACAATGCATTTTCGCAGCGAAATTGGATGAACAGCGCAATCGCCAACGGCAGCACCGCGGTTTCAAGCGGCCTGGCTTCTGGCAATCCTGCAGGTGCAGCGGTTGGAGTGCTTAACATGGGCATCGGTCTTGAAGCGTCGTATTTCAACAACCAAAACAACCAAGCGCAGGCTACAGCGCAGACCGCCATGTCGAACAACCTGGCTAACTCCGTCGCGTCCAACAACTACGGTGCGCAGTCCGCTATCGCGGGAAACAACGTAGGTTTGGCAACTTGGGCGGCGCAAGGCGATTACGCGAACCAAATCGCAGGAATTCAGGCAAAGCTGAACGATGCGAAACTGACACAGCCAAGCAGTGCGGGAATGACCAGCGGCAGCGCATTCCAAACCGCCTACGGATTAGTCGGTATGCTGGTGAATTATAAGTGCCCCGACTACAACACGCTCAACACGCTGGGCGAATACTTTCTACGCTACGGCTACTCTGTCAACGAGGACATGGTACCGCCGAATGATTTAAAGGTGTGCGAAAATTTCAGCTATTGGAAAATGTTGAGTGTTTACATCGTGAACGTTAACATTCCCGAAACGTATAAACAGACGATTCGCGGCATTTTGGAAAAAGGCGTTACAGTGTGGAGCAATCCCGCGTTAATCGGCAACGTGGATTATGCGGACAATGAGCCGATTAGAGGAGTGTGGTATTGATGAGCCGAAAATCTAAAAAACCCCAATCGGGAATGATGAACGATGCGCAGTTCGGGCATTATGAATACCTGCTCGCGAACCTGGCATTGTCGCGTTTTAAATGGGAGAACTTGCCTGATGAACTCGACCCTAGGTACTTGGAATGGACGCTGTACACAAACGCGCTCGCGGTGTTTTTCCACGATGAAGAATATAACCGCTATTTCGCGCAAGAATGCACCCCGTCGGGGCAAATCAACATGACGCATAACCCGACGCGGTTTCTCGCTTACGGGCCTGGTGGTTTCAACCGCCAACTGAAATGGACGCCGACAGCGGAAACCACGGAATGCATCCCCATATGGGCGAATTTCATGAGATATCCGTTTCAAAGGACTATATGGATATATGCTAGAAGGCTCACGGACATTGACCGAACGGTTGATGTCAACTTGCATGCGAATAAAACGCCCGTTTTAATCCGTTGCGATGAAGAACAGAAATTAACGTTGTCTAACTTTTACAAGCAATACTCTGGAAATGAGCCTGTCATCATGGGCTATAAGACTTTCGGAAACGAAGCGCCCCTAGAAGTAGTGCAAACGGGCGCTGATTACCTGGTCGACAAATTGCTACTTGACAAGACGAAAGTCCTGAACGAGATACTTACGTTCCTGGGCATCGACAACGCCAATCAAGACAAGAAAGAGCGCCTGGTCGAAGATGAGGTTTCCGCAAACAACGGGCAAATCGAAATGATGCGCCTGTCGGAACTTAACGGCAGGCGGTTGGCAGCCAAGCAAATCAACGAGAAATACGGCCTCGATGTGCAGGTTAATTTCAATCACGACACAGCTTCCGAAAACGACGCTTTCGTCAATTCAATCCCCGACCTGCTAGGCAACGAAGGAGGGGAACTGTGATGGCGATGTTCACCACGACGCTCGGCAGTTTGAAAGAAAACGGGTTCGACATCGGTTTGAAAACGTACCCGATTTTCGACGAAGGATACCGCCCGACGCTGAACGGCCTGATTGTG